CTGATACTATTGGAACAGCGTATGTGCAAATAGAACCTTCATTTGAAGGGGTTGTGCCGGAGATAGATAAGCATTTTGGCGGAGCAGGAGCTTCGGGCGGAAAATCGTTCACAGCAGGCTTCGGCAAAGCTATGGCAGGCTTCGGAGTTGCAACAGCGGCAGCAGGCGCGGCAATAGGTGCTATCGGCTCAAAGTTCGTATCTGCAACGGCAGATGTTGCATCTTACGGCGATAATATTGATAAAATGTCGCAGAAGATGGGTTTGACGGCTGAAGCATATCAGGAATGGGATGCTGTTATGCAACATTCCGGAACAAGCATGGAAACAATGAAGGCTTCCATGAAAACTCTTGCAAACGCAGCCGAAACAGGCAATGCGGCATTCGCAGAACTTGGCATTACGCAAGAACAGATTGCGAATATGTCGCAGCAGGACTTGTTTGAGGCTACCATCGCAGGACTTCAGAACGTTGCTGACGACACACAGAGAACATATCTTGCCGGGAAGCTTCTCGGAAGGGGAGCAACGGAACTCGGCGCACTTCTGAATACATCTGCTGAAGATACGCAGGCCATGAGAGACAGAGTTCGTGAGCTTGGCGGAGTTATGTCACAGGAAGCCGTTTCTGCTTCTGCTGCATTTCAGGATCAGTTGCAGGATATGCAAACGGCATTTCAAGGCTTGTCTCGTGGTTTAACAGCGGAATTTCTGCCGAGTATGACAACGGTCATGAGCGGTCTGACAGAGATATTCAGCGGAAACACAGAAGGCGGTCTGTCACAGATATCCGAAGGAATCAACGGAATAGTTGAAGGAATCACGCAGGCATTGCCGCAGATCGCACAGACAGCCACAACAATTCTTGAAGCTCTGGCTACGGCTATTATGCAGAATCTTCCACAGCTTGTGCAGACAGGATTTGAGATATTAAGTCAGCTTGCATCGTATATTGTCGAGAATCTGCCTACTTTGATACAGACGGGCTTGCAAGTCATCCTTCAACTTGCGATGGGTATTGCACAGGCTCTTCCGGAGTTAATTCCGGCAATAGTTGAGACAGTTCTGACGATAGCGGAATATCTCATCGAGAATGTGGATTTGCTTATTGATGCAGCCATTGCTTTGATTATGGGATTGGCTGAAGGCCTGATAAATGCCCTTCCGAAACTAATTGAGAAGGCTCCTGAAATAGTCATCAAGCTCGTTGAAGCTATTATCCGAAACGCACCGAAGCTCGTTCAGGCATCGCTTGAACTGATTTTGATGCTTGTTAAGGGCATTGTGGACGCATTTGGTAAGCTTCTTGAGGTTGGTAAGCAGATAGTTGATAAAGTCAAGGATGGCTTCTGGCAGAAAGTTGAACAGGCTAAAACTTGGGGCAAGGACCTTATTCAGAATTTCATTGATGGAATATTGCAGAAATGGAATGATTTGAAGGATTCTGTATCAAAAGTGGCGCAGACAGTAAAGGATTTCCTCGGTTTTTCGGAGCCGGATGAAGGTCCGCTGTCAAACTTCCATACTTATGCACCGGATATGATGGATCTGTTCGCGCAGGGCATCAAGGATAATGTCGGAACAGTTGAAGATGCACTCACAAGCGCAACATCGGACATTATGGGTGTCGGGCTTAATGTTGAAGCCGCGCAGAATGTTCAGATGAGTGTTAATGCGGCAAGTTCTGACAATAGCGGAAGTCTCGGACAAGTTGAGGCTCTTTTGCTTCAGGTCATCGATAAATTGCAGATGCCTATTGTTATGGATACAGGCGCACTTGTCGGAGCAACGGCAGGAGCTTATAACGTAGCACTCGGGCAAATAGCCACAAGAGGCGGTAGAAGATGAGCGATAGAGTGAATCTATTTAACGGTGTGAGTTTTACGATTGAAGGCACACCAACAACATATCATTCCTACGATGATTGGGGTCTGTATGTTGTCAATACGGACTACATCAAGGAACCAAAGCAGAACACGAATTATGTATCAGTTCCGGGACGTGATGGTCTTATCGATCTGTCGGAAGTTCTAACGGGCAGGCCGACATATGCGAGTAGAGAAATAAACATAAAGCTCGCAGGACGTAGGAATAAAGTGAATTGGGATAGCGTAATATCCGCATTCCGCAACAATATCAATGGTCGGGTCTGCCGGATAACGTTTGACAATGATGCGGAGTATTATTGGCGCGGAAGAGTTGATATCAAAGATTTTAAGTCGGTATTGAGCCTTGGGACCTTTACGGTTGACATTCCAAATGCCGATCCTTACAAATACGATATCCTGTCCTCATCCGATCCTTGGCTTTGGGATCCATTCAACTTTGAAACGGGTGAGATCATCCAGGAAGAGGCTCATGTGATTGTCGGAAGCGAGACGATAACCATTCCGCATGGTCATATGCCGACCTGTCCCGATCTGGTGGTATCGGATAAGGTATCGGGGACGTTTTCGGTTACTTACGATGGAACAACTTATCAGCTTGTTGTTGGTAGCAATAAGATTCCGGCGATCATGGTCGGTGGGGATGCTGATGTTGCTTTGACGTTTAATGGGTCAGCAACAGTTCAGATAGTATACAGAGGCGGTTCGTTGTAATGTATCAAGTTAATCTTGGAAATAAAATCTTATATTATCCTGCAAATGAAGAGTTTGCCATATATGATACGGAATTGACAGAGGATATCGGTATTGCCGGGGAGTTTACATTCAAAGTTCCCCCGACAAATCTTCTGTATAGTGAGTTATCAACCGGGAAACTCATAACAATTTTGAAGGATAAAAAGGAATTCTGGCGCGGTGAAATCAGGGATATCACGGTTGATTTTGCCAAAATAGCGACAGTATATGTGGTTGAAGATGTCGCATGGTTAGGGGATGAATTCATTCCCCCGGCGAAGATAACCACACAGACGTGCAAGCAGAGATTAGATGCGGTCATACAGACATACAACAGCACTCGATCTGTTGAGCGACAGTTCAGATCGGGGTCGGTTTATAACGGCACAGCAAAATGTAATTGGAAAACAGAATATGAGTGGAGCATTCTTGATTCAATCAGAAAATGCATCTGCCGTGATGATTATTACATTAAGGTCAGAAGAACGGTTGAAAGCGGCAACACGGTACGCTACATCGACATAGTGCGGTTGCAGGAATATGGCAAAAGCACATCACAGCCGATTGAGTACGGGTACAACCTACTTGACTATGTAAAAGAGAGTGATTACGGAAATCTCACGAACGTTCTGACACCATACGGAGACGAGCTTGAAGATAGCGAAGTATATGATGATTATTCAGAACGTCTTCAAGGAAACACAATATCAAATGCAGCTTCGATAAACACTTACGGCCGCCATGCAAAAGCGGTCGTTTTTGATGGGGTTTCGAATGCAAGCACATTGAATAACCTTGCGGCTTCGTACCTGTCCAGATATTCACAGCCACAGTTGACTATGGAAGTCAAGGCTGTCGATCTGTCCGTCATTGATAATATTCAGGACATTGCCATCGGGGATAAGGTTAGAGTCATTGCAAAGCCGTTTGCGGTCGATCAGGAATTATATTTGACCGAAATAGTCAGAGACTTACAGAACGTTGACAAGAACACTTTGACATTGAGCGGCCATGTTACCCGAAAGACTTTGACTAATCAGATGATGCAGGCAACAGATGCCATTGAAGAGTTGCCTTCTGAATGGGATTTGCTAAAGGCGGCAAAGAAGAATGCCTTGCAGATGCTTCTGGACGAAACGCAGGGCGGCCATGTGGTTTATGAGTATGATGAAACGAATTCGTATATCGTAGCCATTAACATTTGCGACCAACCAACAATAGACAGTTCGACAAAGCGATGGAGATGGTCACAGAATGGCTTCGGATACATGGAAAGGAAAAACACAGGTCAATCATGGCCTAAAGAGGCCGATGTTAAGGCTGCCATCACTATGGATGGTGCAATTGTAGCTGATTTCATTACTTCAGGTGCATTGAATGCCAAAATCATCACGGCAGGAATTCTGAAGGATAAAAACGAGACATTCAGCCTAAACATGGAAACAGGCGCGCTGACCATGAATAGTGGTACGTTCAAGGGCACGTTATCAGGTGCAACAGGTACATTCGCAGGATCGTTAAACGCAGCTACGGGATCATTTAAAGGAAGTCTAAACGCGGCAACAGGCACATTCAGCGGAAGCTTAAACGCAGCAACAGGCACATTAACAGATGGAGTTGGAACACTTTCGCTATCTGGCGGAAACCTTTATATGCGTAATGGCAATTCAGGTGGTCCGGGTGTTTTCGCTTCAAAAACAGACAGCCCATATTATTCCTGTTGGGGGTCTGTTAATTCGGCTGCACAGGATAGTGATTCAGCCGGGGGCTACATAGAGACATCAACGAAGAACATAGTCCAGGCAGGGATTGATGTTTCTGATATGCGTCTCAAGGAAGACATCAAGGATATCGACAAGGATTTTGCACAGGCGTTAATAATGGGGATTCAGCCGAAGACCTTCCATTACAAAGATGGTAATAATCTTCCGGCAGAGCTTCAATTCGGTGTTATCGCGCAGGAAATACAGAGTATTGAGGAAGAATATGGAATAACAGAAGAGAATAGGCTTTGTTACGAACAGAATGACGGAATGCTTGCAGTTCAGTATAAGCAGCTTATTGCTCCGATGATTAAAGTTATTCAGAATTTACAAGAACAAATAAATGAATTGAAGGGAGAGAAAAATGGCTGACATATCACAATACTTACAGGCGATACTTGAAGCGGTATACGGCGAACAGGTGCGCGGCTCCATTCATGATGCGATTGATATCATCAACCAGGCATCAGAAGTGAGCATATCGGCAGGAACAGCGGTGTCGGGACCGTCATCAAGTTCGACAGGGTTCTTTGTTGGGTCCATGTATATCAACACAACCACATATGACTTGTGGAAATGCGTAGGAACGGACTTCTGGCAGAGACTTGGTAACATCCGAGGCATAGGAATCGCAAGCCTTGAAAAGACAAGCACGGTCGGTAACGTTGATTATTACACGATCACGTTTGATGACGGGGAGACGGAGACTTTTACTGTCACGAATGGTATCAACGGAACAAACGGATCCATTTGGTACAAAGGTACGGCTCTGACGGGAACAGGAACATCCATTACAGGCTTCCCGGGCGTACAGAATGACTTTTATCTGAACAGTTCGACAGGATATGTGTATGTCTGCACGAAGACGGGCGGCGCAATGGTTCCTGACGCGGCTGAATGGGATTATGTCATGACTCTCACAGGCGGCGGCGGCGGAAGCACGATAATCGTTATTGACAATCTGACTTCTGCAAGTTCCACAGATGCTCTGTCAGCCAATCAGGGCCGAGTCCTGAAGAATCTCGTTGATCAGAAGGTTGATTCGGGGACTCTTGCACAGGTAGCAACAAGCGGAAGTTATTCAGACTTGACGAATCAACCCACAATTCCCACCGTAGACCAAACCTATTCCGCCACATCAAGCAATGCGCAAAGCGGAACGGCGGTAGCGGAAGCGGTGGATGAATACACCGCAAGCCAAGCTCCTGTTAACAGTGTGGTAACGTTCCCCGACT